GAGTAAGATATGAAATTTAAGAGAGATTTAGTTAAATATGTGAGAGATAAAGCTAAATCACAGTATAAAAAAGGAAATGAGTGTTATATATGTGGCAACACAGACAACCTGGATTTTCACCATTTTTACGGATTGACCGAACTACTAGACACTTGGCTACGTAAGAACAACATAACTATAGAGATTGAGCAAGATATCCTAGATGTTCGAGAACAATTTATTAGTGAAAATTATGAAAAGGTTTATAACAAAACAGCTACTCTCTGCCATCAGCACCATTTGAGACTACACTCAATATACGGAAAACGACCCAAGCTAATCACAGCAGAGAAACAGGCAAGGTGGGTCGAGAAACAAAGAGAAAAATATGGCATGGTACGATAGATTTTTAGGAATAAACCGAGAGACGGAGGAAAAATTAAATCCTTCGCAATACGTCATATCCAGAAACGAGGGTATGACTATCGATTCAAGAGAAATCGTTACTAATTATAGAAATGCCTACGAAGATTTAGAAGTTGTTAATAGAGCAGTTAACATGATAGTAGATGATGTTGCAGAAATACCATTTACTGTTGGAGAACAAAGACAAGGCGTTAACAATATTGTAAAGAATATTCGTAGAGTAAAAGTAGACCAATTACTAAATAAGGAACCAAATCCTTTTCAAGATGTAAGTACATTTAAAAGAAATCTGATAATTGACTTACTAATTGACGGTAATATATTTATATACTTTGATGGTGCTCATATGTATCATTTACCTGCAGAAAAGGTAACTATATATTCAGACGATGAAACTTATATAGAAAAGTATACTTTTGATAATAGTATCGATTATAGTGTAAACGAAATTATACACATTAAAGAAAACAGTTTCAACTCCATTTATCGTGGAGTTCCAAGACTCAAACCTGCATTTAGAACTATGCAGATACTTGGAAGTATGAGGAAGTTTCAAGATAACTTCTTCAAGAATGGGGCAGTACCAGGATTAGTACTTAAAAGCCCTAATACTCTTTCTGAGAAAATCAAAGAAAGAATGTTAGCAGCTTGGAGTATGAGATATAATCCAAATACTGGAGGTCGAAGACCCTTAATACTTGATGGAGGACTTGAAGTTGATTCTCTTACTAAAGTTAACTTTAGAGAGCTTGACTTCCAAGATTCAATAAAAGCTACCGAGAAAATAATTCTCGAAAGCATGGGAATACCACCTATTCTTTTAGATGGTGGTAACAATGCAAACATACGACCTAATCATAGATTATACTATTTAGAAACTATATTACCTATAGTTAAAAAAATAGGATACGCTATGGAAAGATATTTTGGATTTAATCTTGTAGAAGATGTAACAGGAATACCTGCTTTACAACCTGAACTAAGAGACCAAGCAGCTTATTATGCTACACTTGTGAATACAGGAATCATAAGTACTAATGAAGCAAGAGAAGCCCTTGGTAAAGATCCAATAGACGGATTTGATGAGCCTCGTGTTCCTGTAAATTTAGCAGGGTCATCAGTGAATCCAGAGCAAGGAGGACGGCCTACCGAAAGTTCTCCTGACGAGGAAAATTAATTATGACAAAAGATATGATGATAAAAGCTGTTTCCGAATTCTTCACTGAAAAAGGTGGAGTTATGGATTTAGCTGAATATAAATCATATGGAAGTGATGTTCCAGTCAAAGACTTTATGTTAAGAAGATACTTTGGCTCTTGGAACAGAGTACTTTCTGTGGTTGATAAAAGATATCCTGTTTCTGTCACTCCTGTTGTAGAGAAACCTACACCAGCACCTAAGCCAAAAGCTGAAGTGAAAGTGGAGAAAAAAGATGTCAAATAAATCAAATAAAATATTTCACTGGACTAATACTTTTAAAACTCTAGGCGAAACTGATGATGGCGGTATCGACATCAAAGGTTCTGCAAGTACAAATGCACTAGATAGAGCTGGCGATATAATCGAAGCTGAAGCATGGACAAAAGGTGGATTGGAAAATTTTAAAAATAATCCTGTCTTACTTTTTAATCATGACTACAATAAGCCTATCGGTAAAGCGACTGGTTTAGAAGTTACGAAT